CCCCGTTGGCCTTGATCCCCTGGGAAATCTGCTTGTAGATCGTTTCGGCCACTTCGTCCTTCTGCGCGTCGGTCAGGGTGTTCGGCCAAATGATCGACGTGCTGCTGTTCGGGGGCACCGTCACCCCCCCGATCACCTGCTGCGTCGGTTCGTCGTTGTCGATCACCAGTGCGGCCGCCACGTAGTCCAGGGCCGACAGGTTGGCCAGCAGGCTGTTGCTGTTGCCGCTGCCGTAGATCGATCCCCCTTCAGACTGGCGCAGCTTGTATTCGTCGTCGGTTTCCCGGTCCTGGCCGTCAGTGCTTTCGGCTGCGTTGGTGACCGAATCCCAGCCGGTCACCGGCGTCACGATCTTGTCAATGTCGCCGATGTCAGCGTGGATCGATCCCAGTTCTTCAGCCTGCACCAGCACGTCCACGGTGCCACCACCCCCGATCGTCACGTCGGTCAGCGTCTTCCACCTGGCGCGGCCGTCGTCGCCCCCGCCTTCCACCACGTTGCTGGACGGGATGATCGTGCCGGCTGTCCCCGACAGGGTGCACGTGGCCAGGCTGTAGGTGGCTTCGTTGCGAAAAACACCGATCAGCCCACCGATGTCATCCAGCTGGGCCCCCGTGGCGCCGTTCCGGTTGAAAGCGTCGTACACGGCTTGCAGGCCTTCGCTGAGTTCCCCCAGCCGGATCGAAGCGTTGGCGGTGATGTTCCCCAGGAAGGTATCGTCTGACCAGTCGTTCACCAGGCCGGTGGCTGCGTCGTAGTAGTCGCGCATGATCTGGCGAAAGTCGGCGGCCCTGCGGGCCAGGAACCCCGTGCTGGAAAGGCCGTAGGTGGTCATGATCCGATCCTTCCTGAACCCTGCGTCACGATCCCGATGGTCACCGCGGGGTTCCTATTGCCAGGACCATCCCCGATCGGCGACACGGCCACGGCCAGTTCCCCCTGCACGGTTCGCACCGTCGCCGTGAAGCTGACGGTGCGGCTGGCCTGGTCCCAGGTCGCTGTTCCCCCGCTGATGATCCGGTCCACTTCGGGGGTGGTTTCGATTTCCCGGCGAAGGTCGGCGCCTATTTCGTCCAGGGGCACCGGCTTCGTGGTGGTCCATTCCATGTATTTCAGGCCCTTGGTTTCATCCAGGATCCATTCCCCCAGGAACCGGCGCAGCCGGATCATCAGCCGCTGCCGGATCACTTCGATCCCGGTGCCTTGCGCCGGCTTCGTCGGCAGATCCCAGGTGACGGGATCAAGTAGCACGTCAATCGCCATTTACTGCCCGATCTCCATTGCTTCCACCTTCACGTGCTTCGCCAGTTCCTGCTTGGTGCTGTGGGCGTCGCACAGGTGCACGAACATATCCCCGGCACCCCACCGCAGGATCTTCCTGCTGGTGGCGCTGCAGCCGGCGGCCGCGCATGGCCCCGCGGGATCCACGTACTCCACCGAAGCGGTGGCCACCAGGTGGCGCTTCTGGTGGTCGTAGGCTTCCTGTTCGGTGTCGTGCCCTGGACAAGTGACGCAGGCCCCCGTTGCTTGCGGGATCCCAGCGTTCCCGATCACGTGGTATCTGAACTTCCCGTCCTGGCTTTTCATGGCCCTGAACTTCATCCCTGATCCCTCCAAACAACCAGCGGCCGTCTGACGGCCGTGGACGTGCTACGGCTACCACCACAGGGGTGCGGCCGGGAACGCCCAGGACGCGCCAGGCTGGCCCTGCTGCTGTTGAAATTTCGCACCTGGTCGCCCATCACTTCGCCTTCGTCTTCGTGGCTGCCACTGATGCCGGGGTGTAGCTTCCCCCCAGCGCCGCAATGGCAGTCTGGATCTTTGTCAGTTCGGCCGCGACGCTTGCCGGCCCCGTGGCCAGCGCCACCATGCTGGTGGCTGTGCTGTCGCCCAGCAGCACCGGGTTCCCGGCCAGCACCGGCGACGTGGCACTGACGGCCGTGGTGGCCAGCGCGTCAGGCTTCGCCCTGGTGCCGGGGAAAAACCAGGCGTCGGTCAGGTCGTGCCGCCTGGGATCCTGCGGTTCGTTGCTGTCCTTCCCGGTGGTGAACCATTCGTCAATGCTGCGTTCACAAAACACCAGCATCCCGTGATCACCCTGCGCCAGCGGCATCGTCAGGGAACCCGTGCCCCCCACCATCCAGGCCACCGGCACGTTGCCGATCGCCGGCGGATCGTGGAAAACGAAGGCTTCCTGATCTTCGTCCCAATGTTTAAAGCGGATCGCCGGCCTGGCCGTCACCGTCTGGGTGGTGCTGTCGTAGCTTTCCACCACCGCCGGGATCGCGGTGTGAACCAGCGCCAGGGCCGCACGGATCGCTTCCTTCACCACGTCGGCGAAGGCCGGGATCGCGCTTTGATCTTTGTCGGTCATGCCGCAGCACCCCGCAGCTTCCCGCTGCACACCACATAGAAGGGGTTGTCAAAACCAGAATCCCCCTGGAACTGCACGTCCTTGGCGGTGTAGGCGCCGGCTTCGTAGTTTCCTTCAACCACGTAGTTGCGCCCCGGCCTGATGTTCGGCGCGATCAGGCCGGTGACTTCCACCAGGTCGTCGTCCTTGCGCTTCGGACGGCCGATCAGGTTCCCGGTCACGGGGCTGAACACCACCACGTTGGGTTCCCCGGTGTCGCCGTCCTTATGCACGATCTGCAGCGTGCCATCACTGATCCACCACCCGGCTTCGTTCATCAGCGCGATCCGGTCCAGCAGCACGTGCGCCGGCCCGCTGTAGGCGAAGCCTTTGGACAGGCGCTGGTCGTTGTCCACCTGAATGGTGCCAGGCACCAGGCCAAGCTGCGCCTGGGCTTCGGCCAGGATCTGGGCCACGCTGGTTTCGGTGCTGAAGCTGATGTTGACGTGCGCGGCCTGGTATTCCCGGCCGCCGTCCTGGGCTTCGATCGTCAGGATCCGATCCACGGTGTCCTTGGCTTCGTCCACGCCCTTCTTCACGGGGTTGCCCCTGAAGATCAGCTGGGGGACTTCGTGGCCGGCGAACAGCTGGACGATCGCCCCCTTTTCCTGGGCCAGTGACGCCGTGTCTTCGGGTGGGTTGTACACCGTGATCTTGGCCTTGTTCGGCGTCCCTGTCGGGGTGTGCTTCACGTCGAAGACGGTGCGCAGGTTGGACCAGGACTGGCCGGGTTCGCCGACCTTGCCGATCTGGACCGTCACCTGGCGCTTCCACAGTGTCATTAGGCCGATATCCTCAACGGAAATTCAGGGGTTTCTGCTTCGGGCAGTTCGTCTTCTTCGTAGTACACCAGCCGCACCGAATCCCCGAAGTCTTCCCGCCGGTAGGGATCCTTCCCGCTGGCAATGATCAGGCCTTCGGGCCCGGTGGGCAGCGACAGGTCCAGCAACGGCCCATAGCCGGGGGACACCCGGCGCCCCTGCGCCACGGCGACGCCGGCGGCCGTGTACACGTCCAGGTACCAGGCGCGGCACCGTTCCCGCCACGTCAGGGTGATCCTGAACTTGCCGTCCCCCAGGGTGACCGTTTGCCAGTCGTGGGGCTTCACCGGGAACGCTTTGATCGCCTGGCCCATTACTTGCGCCCCCCCGTCAGGTTGAACAGCTTGCTGGTCAGGTTGCTGTCGGTTTCGCTGTCGGTGGTTTCGGTGGCCTGTTCCCCGCTGTCGCTGCTGTTGTCGCTGCCACCTTCCACCCTGGCCAACGGGGCCAGGATCACCGTGCCGATGGACGCGATCTGCACCTGCTGGAATTCCAGGTCATAAATGTGGCGATCCACGATGTCATCGGTGAACGGGGCCCGCAGCAGGACGCAATTCAGGAACGTGCCCCGCTTCGTGGTCGTCACCGTCAGCCGGTGCCCCAGGCAATCGCGCAGGAATTCCACCGCCTTCTGCATGCGCTGGGGGCTGATTTCGCCGGGGGTGTCCAGGTAAGGGCTTTTTCCCAGCACGGCCCGAACGAAGATCATCTGGTTGCCCACCTGGACATGATCGCTGACTTCGTTGCCATCGGCGATCGGGTGCTGCGTCGGCGCGGCCGGCTTGTCGTACCGTTCATCGATCACCGTGTCGAAGATCAGCTGCTGGCCGGTTTCGGTGTCCAGGATGGTGAACGGCATGGCCTACCCTTCCCCCCCGCCCAGCGTCGCCATGGCGTCGCGCAGTTCCCGCTGTTGCGCGTTGCGCACCAGGGTTTCGGCGCCCTGTTCGTTGATCCCGGTGTTGTAGAAGTGATAGTTGCCCCCGGTGTAGGACATGCCCCCCATGGGCCCCCCCATGCCGGCGCTGGCCATGCCCACGTCGGGGGCGCCCATCTGCTGCGGGAAGAAGGCGGGGGCCAGGAAATCGAAGGCCTTGGAAAGCCAGGGCACCGCGTCCATGCCTTCCCTGAATTCCCTGAAGAACTTTTTGATCGCTGCGCCCACCCGCTTCCACTGCTGGCTGAACTGCCCCACCCCCAGCATGATGGCGTCGATCAACCACGCGATGGCTTCCAGGGCCCACAGCAGCCCTTCTTCCACCCAGTAGATCACTTCTTTGAAGCCGGCCACCCAGTTGTCCCTGAACCGTTCGAAGTGGAAGATCGCTTCGTCCACCCCTTCGGCCCAGCCGATGGCTTCGAACGTGTCCCCGATGCTTTCCATGGTGCGGGCCAGCGCGCCCAGGGCCCCGTCAGCTTCCCGGTTCTTTTCGATGAACCGGCCCATGGCCGATTCCCCACCCTTCAGGTACACGTACAGATCTTCAAAGATCAGATACAACCCCCCCAGGACCAGGCCGACGCCCAGGATCCCCTTCAGGAAGGCCGCGATCCACAGCAGGGAAATGCCCTTGGCTGCTGCGAAGGTGACCACCAGGGCCCGCAGGGCCTTGATCGTCTTCCACAGGTTGTAGACCACCTGCGCCATCTTCGCGCCGGCCAGGAACACCAGCAGCTTGAACACGCGATCCATGGCCTTGCCCCAGCCACCCGTTGCCTGCACCACGCTGTCGATCGTGCGCGCTGTCGCGATCAGCCGGCGCAGGGACTTGTCCACCCGCTTCAGCCACACGTCCAGCCGTTCCTTCACGATGTCCCTGTTGATCTTCCACCAGCCCCTGAACCGGCGCATGGCATCGATCAGCACCGGCATCAGGGCCACCCCGATGGTATTGCGCACCCCGATCATGACGGCCTTCAGCGTCAGCAGTTCGTTCCTGAATTCGGCCGTGGTTTCCAGGGCTTCCCTGTCCATCACGATGCCGGTGGCCCTGGCTTCTTCCCGCAGCCGTTCCAGTTCTTCGCTGCCGTGCTTCAGAAGGGTGACCATCTGCACGCCTTCGCTGTCGAATAGCTTGAAGGCGATCCGCAGCAGCTGGCCTTCGTCCTTCACGTTCTTCATGGCGTCGGCCACCTGGTTCAGCAGGTCGTCGGCTTCGCGCAGCTTCCCGCTGCTGTCCTTCAGCTTAATCCCCAGTTCGGCCAGGGTGTCCTTGGCTTCCCCCGTGCCGGCGCTGGCTTCTGCAGCGCGACGCAGAAACCGCTGAAGTCCCATTGTCAAGGTGCGCTGTTCGATCCCCACCATGGCGCCGGCGTAGCGGTATTCTTGCAGGGCGTCGGTGGCGATGTTCAGCTTGTCGGCGGCCTGTAGGATTTCAAAACCATATTCGCCGGTTTTGTACACCAGGTAGCCCATGGCCCCCGAAACGGCGGTGACACCAAGGACCAGCTGGCCGGCCGACTTCTTCAGGGCTTCAAAGTTCCGATCAAACCGCTTCAGCGCCTTGTCGTCGGCGTCCACGCCCAGCTTGACAAGCAGTTCCCTGATGGTGGTGGGCGCAGGCATCAGCTACCCCTTCCAGTGCTTTCGCATGCGGGGGCCCCTGCTGCCCTTTGGGCGCGGCCGCGGTGGCGTGTTGCCTGGGATGTTGTCAGACGGTCCCAGTTCGTTCAGCAGATCCAGGACGTGCTGCGCTTCCACCAGGTCGGCGAAGGTCCACCTGTGGCGAATTTCCCAAAGGCCATCTGGGATCGCTTGGCTGATCACTACCCTCCATTCCCACAGGTTTACCCCTTCAAGGACTGCCGATCGGATCGCCGCTTCTTGGCGCTGGCGTTCAAGGCTTCGGCCTTCAGCATCTTCATGCCCAGATCCAGCCCGCGCGATATACCGGATAGCGGAAAAAAACCGTTCAGGTCGATCCCCTTCCACACCGCCTTCACCAGCTCCCAATAGTTCCCGGTGTAGGCCGCGTTGAATTCCAGTTCCACGGCCAGCTTCTTGCCGTCGCGCACGGTGTGCTTCAGCAGTTCGGTGGTCAGTTCGGCCATGGCCAGGTCCAAGATCGCGTTCTTCAGATCCTTGCCCACCCGGCCCACGTCGATCTTCCCCTGGACCTTCTGAAGCGCCGGCATCAGGCCGCCGTCCATGTCCAGGCTGCTGAAGATGTCCTTGCTGTTGAAGGCCGCGTCAGCCAGGCCGGCCAGCGGTTCGGCCGCGGCAGCGTACAGCTTCCACATGATCCGCTGCCCTTCGGCAGCTGGATGCAGCGACATGCTGTAGTCGTGCGGGTTTCCGTCCTTGTCGGTCAGCTGGAACGTTTCCAGGTTCGGGATCTTCGGCTGGTCCTGGTCCTGGTCATGTTCCGGCATGGCGTTGGTTCCCATGTTCTCCCCCATGGGGTACCTCCCTGCGTTGGGGTTCGGCTGGGATGCAGTCCCAGCAAGTTGTCAACGCTGCCACCACGGCAGCGACGTTACACCTGATTCGCCAGCCCATAGGTGCGCTTCGGCTTGTTCAGCTTCAGCCTGAAGACACGTTCCCCGGCGGTGCGGCCCTTCGTCTGGGGTGGCCGCGCCATGAAGGTGGTGTACAACGACAGGCACGTGTCGCCGGTGCTGCTGCAGTTCATGGCGAACGGCAGCGGGGTGATCGGCGTGCCGGCGTCCACGGCCAGCAGCTGGGCTTCCAGCAGCAACATCAGATCCCGGTAGGCCTTGGAAGTTTCCATCAGGCTGATATTGCAGTACACGTCGTGGTTGTTTACCCGGCTGCTGACGCTTTCGCCGTCGCTGCCCACCTGATCTTCGAACAGGTCGCCACCTTCTTCGTATTCCAGGCCGCCGTCTTCGCTGTAGCCGCTGACGACCACCGGGCCCACCGCCACGAAGCACGTGGCCAGATTGTAGGTTTTGTTGATTTCGGGGCTTGTCATCGGTCAGAACCCTCCTGTTAGGCCGCTTCGGGCAGTGCGGTGGTTCCCAGGTACACGTTGACCTGGAACACCCTGGCGTTGGTGGTCAGCTGTCCTTCCACCGTGAACCGCAGCCGCTTGGCCGCGATATCGGTGGCGTCGGGGGTGATCGCCGTCACCCGTGTCTGATCCTTCACGAAGTGGTTGGCGCTTTCCCCCTGCGACAGCAGGCCGCTGATGATCCCCGCCGTTTCGTTGCTGCCGCTGGGGTCCACGTTGATCTTTTCGTGCTTCGCGGCCTTTTCCGCCACCCTGGCGATCAGCCGTTCCCGCAGGCGCGTCTTGAAC